CTTGTTGCTGTGTATGGTACAACCAATTCATCAGCAGGAACAAACTTAGATACTGCTCGACCCATGGGCACATCGTAGTAAACTTTTTTAAATGTAGAACCTGCAAGTGGTAAATGAAATAACATAGAATCAAATTCAGATTCGTATTCTTTCATCTGATCCATAATCAGATAATTCATAAAATCTTTTACACGAACTGCCTGTTGCTCTGTTTGTGGATTTTTTACACCGATAACTTGTGTTCTAACTGGTCCATCTGCTGGTAATAATTCTTTGTATGCTTGAGCTTGAAACTGTGTGACTGCTTCTGCTAATACTGGGTGTGTTGCACCTGAAGCTCCTTGAAATGGTTCTGTTCTATTTTCATATTTAAAACCAAGTAAATCTAATCCTGTGATATAAGACTGCTCCCACTCTTTTCTGGACGCTTTGTAATCCATATAATTCTGTGTCATCTCAGAACCAATCGGTTCTAAAACATCGTCTGGTAAAAGTTCTGCTAGATTATCAAAATGATTTTCTGTTCCTGGTACGTTGATTGCACCTGGTTCGTAGTCTAATGTTACACCACCATCTTCTTCTGGAATGACCTCAATGGGTCCTTTTTCTTCTACTGGTTCCTGAACAGCAACATCTTGAATCTCTTCTTGAGAAGGGATTTCTTCTTGTTTTCTAGTGTTCGGGAGTCCTTTGTCTATTTCTGCCATTTAATACTCCTATAGTTTCTTAACACGTTTTAATAGACCTGGCAACCCATCCTTATCTGGATTCATGGATTCTAGCATAGCGCCTGATCTATCTCCTGCTTGTTTTGCAATACCACCACCTGCAGCTGAAAAAGGATCAAATGCTTGCCTTGCTCCTTGTCTTCTTAATTCTTGTCTCTGTTCTGGTGTCATCGCTTGTAGTTCGCCTATTCTTTTTTTAGTAAACTTACCTGCTTGATACAAACCCTCTGCACCTAGCGATGCAATACCAAGTGGTGATGCAATTCTTGCTACTCTTGCAGCCATAGCAGGAGTTAAACCTAAATTAAATATTCTTTGTGCGGCTCCCATCTTTGCAGCTTGTTTTACAAGTTGTGGTGCGAATGCAGCCTCTGCTGCAATACTTGCTCTATCAATCGCAGATGTTGGGTCTACACCAAAACCTGCCGTTAATCCTACAGCACCAAGTGGTGTTGGTATAGTTTTAAAAGCTTCTCCTAAAACACCTGGATTAAAGAAAGGGTTAGCTCCTAATCCAATATCTGGCCCATATAAAAATTTTGAACCAGCTTGTCTAACTTTTTCAGTAAGTTCTGGTGCAATTCTTTCAGTCATTTCAATTAAAGTTTCTCTTTGGCCATATGGTGTGTTTTTTAATCTTACTTCTAAGTTAGGAGAAACTTTATCTAAATACTCTTTTACAGCTGTTCGTTGTTCACCAAAATTTTTTGCAGCTTTAAATTTTCTATTAAATATTGTTCGTAAAGCATTTTCTTGCATATTTTCACTAGCGACCGCAAACTGAACATTAAAAGCATTTCGCCCTCTTCCTGCTGTATGGTGTATATGCATTGGCGAAAACACAGCTCTACTAGTTTCTCTTAATGGATCATAAGCTTTATTTACTTTTAAATTATATTTATCTCGAAGATCTGGATTTTCTTGTATAAATCTTTTCTTTTTATATTCAATTAATGCTGTTTCAGAATCTATACCATATAGTTTTTGATTATCGTCAACATGTTTTAAAAAATTATCGTATGTTAAAACTTTTGGATTTCCTTTTTTATCCACAACATTTGTGTCTATAAGTTCAATATCAAAAACACTTTTAATATCTGTTGGTCTTACTTGGTCAGGATTTTTAAATTTTATATGTGACTCCGGAAGTTTAGGACCAGATCTATTTAATAAAAATCCTTGATGTCGTTGTGCATTATCCAACAAATCTTTCCAGAATAAAGCTTTTGGTTCTGGTTTCTTACCAATATTATAAGGGAATTGTCTTTGTAATTTAGGAGCTGTTGCTTTAACTCTAGCGTCATATACTTTTTGTTTTTCATCAGGGGTCAAACCTGCTTCTCTAGATTTTGCCTGAATAACAGCTTGTCTAAGTTTTTTCAGATCACTACGGTCTACATTTAATTTCATCCTATCTGCTTCGTCAAGAATAAACGCATCACTAAATTTTGGCGCTCTTGTCGTAAACTTTTTAGATTCTATTTTTAAATCTCTACGTATTTGATTTACCCTTCTGCCAGTAAATGGTTCTCCTCTATCTTTATATTTTGTATTTTCATTTAAATAGTCTGCAAACTCAAAATCAGATCCAGTTTTAACTGGTTTAAATTTTTTATATTCTTGTTTAAATTGTGTTTTAGTTATTGATTGTTTTGCTTTTTCTTTTTTAATTTTTTTTCTCTCTTCTATTTCTCTTTTAAGTTTTGCCTCTTTGGTTTCTACTCCAGGAGGCAGCCTACCGGGAGGGGTTGCTTTTTTCATATCTGGATTTACTCGATTTATCATTTTTTCAACAACACCTTTGTCTTTAAATCCAAATCTATTAGCAATTTCAAATAAACCAGGTCTAAAATCTCCTTTAAAATTTTTTATATATTTTTCTAATCCTTTATAATCACCAGTGGCTTTTGGATTTACAGTTTTAATTCCTGATCTTCGTCTTCTTGCCTCAACAGATTTTACAGTATTTTTATCAGTTTTATATTTTTTATTTAAAAATTCAGCAAACTCTCTATCGGAGCCTTTAAATTTTGCGTATTCTTTTTTAAAAGTTTCTAAAGGTGGTGTGCCTACAGAAAACCCAATCCGTCCACCACGAGCCATGACTGGTCGTGTGAGATATGCCATCATCTGTGCTCTATCTTTTGGATGCATTATTCTCCTAACATTCTAGCAATACCGCCTGATGCAAAGTCTTGATCATCGAGCATCTCACCCTGTCTTGCGATAACGGCATCCATTCGAGATTCAGGATCCTCTGTTATTCTCTGAGCTTTATCTCTTCTTTTTTTATTTTGAATAAATTCTTTCATAGTAGGTTTTTTACCTGTCGCATACTCTTTTAGTTTGGATACATCAGAATCTAGATCTCTGATACTTGTGCCACCAACCTCATCTATCTCTATCTCATAGTCATCAGGACTTTGTTGTCTACCAACTGGACCCGACTCTGCCGTGGTAAACTCTGCTGTTGGTCTTGGATCTCCCTCATCAGGTAATGGTTTTTTATATTGTAATTGAACATCGTCACCAAACACATTCTTTTCACTTTGATACTCCACTCTCACAGCACCATCGTCCACGTCCTCTGTAACTCGAACCACGGAACCATCATCAAGTGTTTTCTGGTGAATAGATTGTCTTTCACCTGTCGCAAATCTTTTAGTAACGTCATCACCTTCTCTAATAACTTTATTAACCAATGCATCAAACCATTCTGGTTTGCCAGCAACATCATCGGTTTTAATCATAGGCACTTTAGTTACAGTTTTACCTATCTTAGCTAATTTAAAAAATTTACCAACGATAGGCACAGCTGCCATACCACCAAGTAATTTTAAGAAAGTTCTTCTGGTCATACCGTCTTTGAAACCTATACGACCACCCTCTGCTCTAAACTGATCTCCAAATCGTCCTGATTCTTTTAAATAATCTCTAAAATTTTTCTTACCACCCATTCTTTGATAATATTTAAAAGCGTTAATTGCTCTTTGCAAAGCTTCGTCTTCTAGTTTTAAAACATCGATTCCACCATTACTAAACCCTGCACGTCCACCTTGTGCCATGTCCTCTGGATCATCTAAACCAAATCTTTTTCTAATCTCTTCTTCTGTCTCACCTTTAAATTTTTGATAGCCTTTATCTTTGGATAATTTTATCTGTAGATTTCTTCTAGCCTCTTTGTTTTCTCTATTTAATTTTTCTAATATCTCATCCTCACTTTGCACCGGCGCTGCAATGTCATCTTTGCCACCACGACTACCTGGCGGTGGTAGATCATCATCTGGTATTTGTTTACCACCCATAATACCTTTTTTAGGATCGATCTCTTTACCCTTTAGGTCAAATACTTTTGCAGATTTTGTAGATTTAATTCCTTTTTGCACGTTTCTCGGTGCTTCTATCTGATTGATAGCATTTTCTAC